TTCCCCAATGCTGACAGTGCTAACCGGATATTCTATGGAGTGACCAAAAACCTCAACCAAAGCTGGAATAAGGAACCTCTTAAAGAATTTCCACAATCCAATTGACATTACCTCTCTTTTCCCATACTGAAAGCAAAAAGCCAAGTATTTAATATTGCGTTGGCTCTTTTGATTTGTTCGGATCAAAACCATGCCGGCATGAAGGGTTACCCTTTCATCTACCTCTCACCTTCTTAAACCTGCCTTTCTCGACCTTCCAGACCGTATTTTCCCAATCTGACGGTATAGTATCCGAAACAGCCAATATGCATACCTGGGAAGTGTCAACACCGCCGATCCGTGCCTTCTCGCCAAGCATTGCGAGTTTACCGTCTGCCTGACGGACATAAGGTCTACAGGTTATGACCACCTCTTTATCCCCGGCTCTTTGAAGGGCGAAATTCCCGGCGAAAGTCTCTATCACTGTGCTGTCCGCTCTGGAGCATAAGGCATAGACCGTGATCCCCTTTTTCTGAGCAACAATCACAGGCTCGGCATCCTGCCCCAGAAGAGCCGACACAGCCAGCAAGGCTGATACGAAAAAGAATCCCAACAGGCGCATTTTAACCTCCCTCAGTTCGGGTCGTGGACGTCTCCAACCGCAGTTCCGGTACCGCCGTCCACGTAGTTCACAGCGCAGGAATAGCACATCAGCTCTGCGAACCCGTGATTCGAGCCGTTGTCTATGTCAAGGCCGGTGCCCATCTCATAGACTTGATTCCCGCTTGACCAGATACTGTTGACATACGAGCCGTGATAATGAATCCCCACCGAGCCGGAACAATCACATCCACGGATTCTGTTGTTCCCGACATTACAGAAGTGCGACCAGTAATTCATCCGAACGCCGCAACCAAAGGCAAAAATATCATTATTCACAACCAGGCAATGAGAAGACTGGCTTAAGACTATACCATATTTGAAATACTTGTCCGCTCCGGTTCCACTACCCGGCAGGCCGATCTTATTGTTTCTGACAACCATGTGATAAAGGTTGGGTGTGGCGTACTGGGAAAGAATCCCGACAGCATCATTGGCTGAATCGGCGTTTTCCAATCTGTTACCCTCAATCAGGCAATGGTAAGCGTCTATCGGGTACCTGTCATGGTACACGTAAATCGCCGCCCCGCCGCTTGAACTGCCTGGAACGTATATATAATTATCACGGCAGACAGTATGATGGCCCGTTATCTCAAGCACGTTTCCTGTGCCTTCACCGACTATATCATTTCCGATGATTCTAGAGAAACCGGCGTCCAGTCTCACCTTCTCCACGTTCAGGAACTTGTTATTGCAAAGCTCCCAGCAGTTGCTGCTGTCGGACAGAAACATCGCGGCGGAGGAAGCGGTAAAGTCCCTTATCAGGCAGTTTCTGACGGCGTTGGAATCAGAACTTACCTCAGCCTCTATCAGTCCGAGCGGCGAACCTGAGCCGATAAACTCGATGCAGTCCAGCAGGAACCCGCCCACCCCGGCAGTATCGTGAAACGCATAGGCCGACAGGGTTACATAGACCCTGCTTTCGTTCAGGCTTCCGGTCAGACCTGTATGTTTGATCTGGTAATAGCAAGTATCATCCAGGGCGAATTCACCCTTTATGAAAATATCGCCGCCGCCGGAATCGGCCACAGCGTCAAAAGCGACCTGCAGGGACTCCGCGAATTCATATTTCGCGCATTCCAGGTCGCCGCCGCCGCCTGTATTGGTGATTGTCAGGGTGGCATTTTTAAAGCCGCCTCCTCCTCCACCGCCTGCGGCTATAGTTGCGCTGTCCGGATTATTCGCAGGACCGTGCGGGGTGATTGTAATATTGTCTCCGGCCTTGTAGAAATCTTTCTCTGCTTTCCGCGACTGAAGGCTGTCGATATTCTCCTGTTCCTGCCTGAACTCTGCGGTATCCGGCGCAACACCGGACAGCGAGTCGATACGCGCCTCGAGTTCATTTACGGCTGTTGTGTCCGCCTTCGCCGCCAGGCTGTCGGCGGTTTGCACTCCGGACCAGGGCCTGGAGCTGCCAAGATATTGCGCCTGTAGAATCGCAGGGAAAAGCACCACAAAAAACATCGTGTATTTAAGCCGTCTCATCTTTCGCCTCGTTGGGTTCTTCTCCTCTGTGAAGAGGGGAGCCCGCAAAGCGGGCGGAATGTGTCAGTTTGTAAACTCATGCTCTCGGCGGATCGTGAACAGGATTGCATGGTCGGTTATCCTGCCGGCCTCTTCGATCTCCAGCTGTGTGTCGTGATCGGTCTGAGCGCAGGCTGTGATCACGCATCCGATATCACATAGGGCTACGGCCTGCACCCGGAAAGCTATGTCATGGTCGATATCCTCCAGGGTAAAGATCCCGAAAGTTGTGTCATAATCGACCTGCGCCGAATTCCGGATCCGAAACAGGCAATCGTGCTCATCCTGGAGTGTGTTCGCGATCCTGAACGAGCCGTCACTGGATGTGGTGATCCAGTTAATCGGATAATCCTGACGGAAAAAGAATTGAAAACTGTGTTGTGCAAGAGAATAAAACATCAGCTCTGCAGCTCCGCCCAAAACACGGCCTCTTCTACCCAGGACCAAACCAGCACCTTGATCGTGGTCGAATCAGAGGGCTGGTAACGGCTCATCGGGAAAAACACCTCGAGCTGGTAGGGAGTTGAGGCCGCAATGTATTTAATCGTGCCGCCGATTTCGATTGCGAACATGGCCTCGACCTCGCCTCCGCAGCGGATTGCCGAGAGGTAAGCCGATCCGTCGAACGAATGGTTCAGCAGCTCAGTACCTGAGACAAGACGCACGTTCGACCCGTCTGTATGGTCTGTATCCGCAGTGCCGTTGCGGGCGCGGGTAACAGTGCAAGTGGTTCCGGCAGAATCGATCCGGATATCCTCCTCGCCCACAGTGACCTCATCGCTGTCGCTGAATATGTCCTCGGCGATATACATCGTGGTCGCGCCCTGGGCTAATGCTGCAGCGAGCCTGGTGGCGTTTTGCGAGACCACCTTGCCTCGCGGGCCTGTCTGTGCTACAAGTTGCATCGCTCCATCCCCCTTCTAGGTGGTCTCGTTGATCGTGGCCGAGAGCCTGTGCACGAGGTCCCGCTTGTAAGCAGCCGGTGTGGAGGCAGGCACGACGAGCTTTCGCCAGATTTTCCGGCTCTGGTCGTAGTTCAGGTTCGACATCGAGTGGGGCGCCTCCCAGCCGCCATCCGGGCTGCCGCCGTCGTCGTTGCAGTAAGTGACCCAGTCCGACTCGTCAGATCCCTCGTTGTCCACGCAGTCGATCGATACTGAGCTGCAGTCATAAGCCAGCCTGACAGGATCACCACTTGAGTGGCCGGCCGGTGTTGTGCCATTGTAGCCCCGCGTTACTGTGAGCGAGTTGGTGCCGTGGCCCGAGGTGATCAGCATCTTTTCGCTGCCTACAATGATCACGCTGTAGTCGGTGTCTGCGAACCGTGCGGCTGCCAGAGGCACGGTCTGGGTGGAATCGTCGATACCGCTCGACAGGGTTGTCTGCTCCACTGCAGCCCAGAGGGCTTTCTGGGCGGTCTCCCCGTTTGTGCCGTCCAGCGAGTCCTCTTCATCCGGGTTGGTGAAATCCCCGTCTTTGGACACAAGCAAAGTCAGGTCCGAGTCCTCGTATAACCTGAGTACGCTCATTTATCCCCTCCCTTCTCAGCTTCCATTTTGCGCTGCGCCCCGGCCAGCTCTTTCACTTGATAACAGGCCTCCTCGAGCGCCCCCTGAGTCTTGATAAACTCGTTGGCCACTGTCTGAATCTCCTGGGTCAGCTCTGCGTGCCGCCCCTGGAGCCGGTTCAGTTTCTGTTTCAGTTCCTCGATCCGGGCTTCCAGTTTTTTTTTGCATGATCCGATCCCTTTAGCTGCTGGACAGAATATGGATACTTTCAAGCTCGTCTATCAGAGCCGCCAGTTGCGCCCTGCATTCTGCATCCACCGTAGTTCCGCCGGAGGGGTCGTCCACCTTGTTTCCCTGGCCGGATAATACGGTGGTGGCGCCGATTTGATAAACCCCATCCGTTTGTATATTCCCATTGCATCCGATTGCAGCCCCATTCTGCAGTGCTATTCCAGCCGGATAAATACTAACCCGATCCTGGCCATCCGATGTCCGGATTCTTAACCGCCCGGCGCTATCAAATATATCCAGCGCACCAACCAGCTTGGAGCCATTATGCAACTTGAACATTGCATTAAACATTTGAGCATATTCAGAGCCACTATAGGAGTAGATTCCATTCGAGGTGAGCCTTCCCTCGATCTCAAGCAAACCAGCACTCTTATCCCATTTCACGTGCTGGCCACTTGAACTGCCGATTATCACATCACCAACCTCCGTGCCGCCCACGATGCACTTGAATACATCGTTCGCGCCGTCGGTTACCAGAATGCCCGTGTTCGCATCCGGAAAAATCCTCACCCTGGGGCCGGAGCTTGCGCTGTTGTACTGGCCGCCCAGGGCCGCCACCTTGTCCGTGGGATCATATCCGGAGGCGAATTCGCAGGAGCCTGAGATCCGGATCTTAGCGGCGTTGATTCGAAGCCCCTCGGTGGAAGCGTTAATCGTGCCGACAACATTGTCCGTGCCCACAACAGTGAAATTGCAGTGGCCCGTAGTCACTGCATTGACTTTGATCGAGCCGGAACCCACTTTCCCGGCTCTTTCCGGGGCTGTTTCATCGCTGATCTGGCTGGCGTTGCCGCTGTGATCGTAAGCTGTGACCCTGTATTGATATGATTTGTCGATACTGGATTCGCCTACCTCGTGCACGAAAACCGTGGCCCTGTATTCCGGGTCGAGCACCCGCCAGGAGCCGCCGTTTTCTTTGCACTCGATCTTGAAATGCGAGAAATCCGGGCATGAGCCTCCGCCCTGGGCGGGCTCGCTGATATTGAGCAGCAGCCCGAGCTGAAGCGAGGTGACCGTGACTGCGGGCTTGTCCGGCCCGGTGGTGTCATCCGTGAGCTGCACGGTCTGGGAATCGCTGAAAGCCCCCGGGCGGTTGTTTCTGCCTACTGCCCTGGCCTTGAACTGGTAATAATGACCCGGCTTGAGCTTGCGGTCAGTGTTGTCATAAAAGATCGCCAGAGGGGCAGGATCCCCGGACTGATTTTGTTCCACCAGGCAATCCGGCAATTGCTGCCAGTCAGTCCAGCTTGTCTGGTTGCTTCCATCGTCGTCGCGGCGCCAGACCTCATAGCGCACGGCCAGGTCCTGCTCCCCGGAACAGGGTACGATTTTGAGCCGGATCGAGAAGGCCTGGTAGGGCCCCAAGGCCTTCCGTATGATCTGCGGGAAGCCGCCTTCTGAGGCCAGAGTGGGTGCATTGAGCAGTTGATCCGCATCCAGCATCGGCTCGTAGCACATGGTTCGCTCGATGCCGCGCTCACCCTCCCGGCCCCACCGGTCTACAGTGCTCAGGGCAAACGCCATCCAGCGCTCGCTGTCATTCTTGTATGGATTGGGCGGAACGCAGGCAAAGGCGTCCCGGCGCTCGGCATTGGCCGGGATCGTGCCGGCCAGCTGCCAGCCGGCGTTCATGCTCGGCCGCACGTAAACATTGTAGTGGTGGGCGCCTGCCACCTCGTTCTTGATAAATATCTGCACTGCGCCAGGGATGTTGAGCAGCGCATAATCATCCACTCCGGGGGGATCAAGCGGGCTGTCCGTGAGCAGAACGTCCTCCTCCGCTGCAATCGAGGAGGCCCGGCCGTTCGAATCCACGAACCGCACGCCGAAATCGTAAGCCACAAGCTCGGCAAAATCGCTGTCGGGCTGGGAATAGTCCGCTGAGCCGTCCGCGGCCACGGTCAGCTTTTTCGCCCCCCAGTCGTCCAGGTGGGCCGGGCGCTGGAAGAGCTCGTATTTCTGCCCTGCCGCGCCGGTGTCGTCCGCGCTCGCCTCCCAGAACCAGGTGACCGAGCCGTCCCCGCCTGCGGTGACAGCCACGTTCCGCGGCGGATCGACAGCAGGCGCGCTCTCCTCGCTCTCCGCCCCATCGAGCAGCACCAGAGCGCTCCAGTGGATTTGTGCCAGGTTGCGATCGATATTCTTCCGGGTGACCATCACCAGCAACGGATTCGCCTCGCTCACTCCGGGACGGCTGTAAAGCGTGGAATCCAGGTTGATATGATCGCCGATCTGCAGATATGCGAACTTGAGCCTGGTTGACCATTCGATCATCCGCACGCCTTGTTTCTGCAGATTGAGCCGCCTGCGGGCCACCGCGGCAGCCACCCCTGGAGAGTCAATCGGGATGAATTCGCTGTGAAGTTTGTCCGGGGCGTGCTCCTTGTTCGCCTTTTCGCTGGCCTGGTCGTAGTCGATCTGGATTCCCCTGTACTGCTTGTCGTCGCTCCCCCTGCCGCCGAAAAGCACAGCCACCACATTGCGAAGGTGCTTGCGGCCGGGATAGAAAGCCTCGCTGCCCACAATCAGGTCGTTCCCGCCCAGGCTTTCGGTGTCCGGATCGGGAGTTGCCGCCAGCTCTGCATAGGCGAAACGCCATTTCCCCTTTTCGTCCACCACCTGGAAACCCAACAGGTGCCGGTTGAGCTCGGTGTCCACCGCCTGAAGGGATCCGGGCTTTTCGATCACGTGGGACAGCTCCCAATCGAATGCAGACTCCAGGGCCTCGAAATTCGCATTGTTGATCTTTGACGGCCTGATCCGCGCCCGCTGCAGAAGGTCCCGCTTGATCCGGGCCGGGTTCATCCTCTCGTAATGGATTTCCTCGGTCATTTCCGGCGGGTCGTCCGGAGTGGGGGCCTCGGCCTGCCTGAACCTGATCTGCTGGTCGTAGCCGTGCACGACCACCCTGCCGTGTTCGATCTCCCAGTCCTCGATCCAGATCGTCTTGAAATGGAGAAAATCGCTCTCTGCAAGCCCAGCGCCTGCAAACCCGAGCTTGACTTGGATTTCGTCGTTTTTCATGGCATAGCGCGAGAACAGGGCTGAGATCATCCCGCCGGGATCGAGCATCTCGATACGGCTCGTATCCGTGGCCTGGGCCTCCCCGGAGAGCGGGTCACCCTCAGCCGAATAGTCCGGGGCCTGGCTGACAACGTTCGGATAGCCGAAAAGAGGCTCGCTGGCCAGTGCGAACTTGTGGCTGCTGCGGAAAGCCACGCGCATGGAGTAGACTCTCGGGGTGGCAAGCTGATCGGAATCCGAACTCAGGGTGGGCCTGACCTGCACCCAGCGTTTGGTGAGTTTAGCGCCGTCGGACACAGCCTTCCAGCCCGAGGAGGCGAGCAGGCCCTGAGTGGCTGCCTCGCGCATGGCAAAACTCAGGCTCGTGCCCCGCGGCTCGACATAGCGAAGCTCGAGCTCGCCGGACAGATCGCTCGAGGGGGTTTCGCCCAGGTCGAATTCCCAGATGCCCGAGCCTGTCTTCTGGTAGCCGAAAGCGGTGATCTTGAACGACAGGCTTGCCTCCACCTCTGCGAAAAGCCCGGCCTCCGCATTGAAACGGTATAGATTGCCGGCTTCATAGTCGTTGCGCGAGTCGCCCCCGAGCAGCTCGGCATAGCTCACGTTCTCGGAGTTGACCAGCTTGATCGCAATCGCGCAGGGGCTGTTCCCGCCGGGCAGCCAGATATTCTCCTGGCTGAAATCGAGAATCCGCCACTTGCGGCCATCGGAGTCGGTTTCCAGGTCCACTCCCTGCACGGGCCCGCCCTGGCTCTCGTCAAGAGTATCCCTGGCCAGGTCGATCGTTCTCTCGGCAAGCACGTCCGCACCCTCGAGGATTCTGGCGATCTCGCTGGGCACGTCCAGCCGCTCCCTTCGGTAGCCCCCCATCCCGAGAGGCAGCACGTTGCGGAAATCGCGGAAATTGCTCAGAATCTGCACCGTGAAACTTACCCTGGCCTTGTTCTCCCGGTTGTTAATGCCCAGGTAGAGCCTGCTCAGGCGGAAAGCGGTGCTGAACTTGACAATCTGAACGAAAGTGACCGTGTAGTTGTAATAGCGCTCGGTCCAGGTACCGCCCATCAGGGTGCGTTTCGGCTCGGAGTGCAGCAGAATGGCCCGGTAGTTCTGTTTCAGTTGCTGTGCGGGATGGGTGATCTCGGCCCGGGCCAGGCGCAGCTCATCCGTGGGATGCTCCAGGTCGAGACCGGTCACCTGGCTGCCGGCTGCCCAGTCCCCCCGGAAATTCTTCTCTGCATATAACACAGTAGGCTTGAAATCGAAAAGAAGAACCGGCTGCGCGCTCCCCGCGGCAGCGGCCTCCCGCCATTTTTTCGTAGGCTCCAGCGCCATCAGATCACCTCCCTGGCCTCGATCATGCCGTAGCGCACAGTGCGCGCGATGGCGAACCGCCTGGGCGCTCCCTCGCAGTTGAGATAGAGCGGATCCTCAGGCTCGCTCTGCGGGAAAGTGAGCCACCACCAGTTCCGGCCCTCTCCCGGGGCCTGGTTCCACCAGAGCTCGAGCAGCTCGTAATGCGAGTCCGTGAGATTCTCGAAAGCGGCTCTCAGCACGCGCCTCCTGAAACGCTGGTTCCACTGGAAAGCGCCTGAGGCCCCGTGCACCGGCTCGCCCACCACCTCCTCCTCGTACGGGTCGAAATCGCCGTAGGGGCCGAAAGTGAGCTCGATCCGCTTGCCTGCCCAGAGGTTGTAAATCCGGGGCTGGGCTGTAAGTCCGGTGATCCGCAGGCGCCAGAACTGCCGGCTAACCGCGCTGAAAGTGCGCCAGTAGATCGAGCCGCTCTCCAGGGCGCTGACCGTCACTGCGGTGGTCCAGCTCGCGCCGTCGGCCGAATGCTGGAAATAGACTGTGGCCGAGGCTCCCTCGAGCGTGAAATTCCGGTCCAGGACAAAGGTATCCATCTCCACTGCGCTGTCGAAATTCCAGGTGAGGCGCTGCTCGGATTTTCCCGCAGCTCCTTTCCAGAGCGAGCCCCGCGAGCGGTCGGTCAGGTGGGCCAGCGGGTAGATCCCGTTTTCAGCCAGCGGATTGCCCGAGCCGTCCGTAAAAGAGACAGAGCCGGCTTGCTCGAGCCTGTTCTGTGCCAGGATATGTGGAAATTCGGGCATTATTTTCTCCTTGACTGCCGTGAAACCGAGACAGGGTTATCCCGCAGCCGGAAAACTTTGCTCCGGCCTCTTTTGCCGTGCCCGGCCCGGCTTGAACCGGGTCAAATCTGGATTCGGGAAAGAGGGATTAATTAAAGGATGGCCGCCCCACCCTCACACGAGGTTCAATACTCCCTTGCCGGGTTGGAACCCGTGCGCACAAGCTCCCTGATTCTGTTCCGCAGCTCGCGGTCCACTCCGGCGCGGTCCAGGTTGCGGTCCACCTGGTACACGCTGCCGCCGCGGATACCGTCGATATAGACATTGACCACCTGCGGCCCGCCCCGGGTGCTGCTGCTGCTCTCTGCTGAAACTCCGCCATCGCCCGCTGTTGCAAGCCTCACCCCTGAGCCTACGGTGCCTGAGCGGGCCGAGCCTCCCAGGCCTGAGGAAAGGCTGCGCAACATCTGGCCCAGGGCGATCAGGCCGAACGAGGCGGCCGCAGCGCCGAACGGGTTCAGGGTGCGGAAAGCGGCAAACGCCTTTGAGGCATACCCTGAGACTGCGCCGAGATGCATGGTGTAATCCGCCAGGCCGCGGTAGAGGTCTTTACATAGAATCGTGGAGCTGTTGCCGATCCTGTCGAACGAGCCTGTGGCCTGTTCGAGAATCTTGCGGAACATAGAGGCAAAGCTCGCCATTATCTTGTCGTTGCCGCTCATTATCCGCTCGAGCATTTGATCGTACGTCTCTCTGATCGACCTAAAAAACTCCAGGCTGCCGTCCTTGTCTGTCATCGGTGCGAAAGAAGCCCTCCAGGGAGACAGAATGCCCCTGCTTTTTTCACCGAATAAGCCGGGGAATCCCCCGCCTTTGCTTCTCGAAAGAAGAGGGCAGGTGAAAGGGCAGGCGGGTATTTTACCGAATCCCCCACCGGGCAGGCCGAAACCGCCGGGGATGCCGCTGCGTCCGCCTCCGCCTAAGACGCCTCCCAAGCCACCCTTGCCGAGAATTCCACCGAAAAGGCCGTCCAGTAATTTGTCTTTGCCTCCCAAAAACAGGCCCAGAGTAGAAAAAACATTATTTCCGCCCATACCAAAAACCCTCTCATTGGTTTAAACAAGCTGCTGCTGCCTAACTTGCCCAGAGGCAGGGATCCTCTTGATGTATCCGGCAAGAATGAAAGCAAAGAATTCAACAGACCACTTTTCAGGCCACTGCCTATTGGCTTGAAAAAGCGCAAAACAGTCTCCTCTGCCGGCTTGATCAGGTATTTTCGCAGTCTATTTTCACCGGCCCGATTTTCTTATAAAGCTCATCCGGGCCCCGTATTCTCACCTGCAGTTTGGGCTGGACGGGCTTAACTTCTTTTTCGGGAAAGGTTAACCGCAGCCTGCCTGATTGTGACAACAGAGCTTCTGTAGGAACCGCACCAAATCCTTTAAAAATATCCTTATTTTTCACGTAGAAATTAACTGCTTTTTCTCCTGCTCGGCCCTGTGCGCCTGGCGCGCCCCGGTAAATATCTGGTAAATCTCGAAATCGCGCCAGCTCAAGCTCTCGGGATCAGGCCGGAATGTGTCGATATAGTCTGCCAGCAGGGCGGCATAGTAAGTGGTGAGAAAACGGGGCCGCCAGCGCAGAGACTCCCCGACCCTGCAGCCCCGGCACGGATCAGGCCCCTCGGCCTGCCAGCCGCAGCAGTCCGCACCCGAGCAGATCGGGCTGTCGCCCGGGACATCCGCGCGCTCGAAGCCTGCCCGGATGTCCCGGATCAGTTTTTTGCAGTCTCCTCAGCAAGAGTACCCTCCTGCCTGAGCAGCTCCTCCACAGCCCAGTACTTGTGCTCGATTGGAATCGCTTCCCTCAAGGCGTCCCCGCTGTCTCCAGGCTCGGGCAACTCATACCCCTGGACCCGGAGAATACACCTGTCGTAGAGGGTCTCGATCGCGCCCCAGTAGCCGCTCCCGCTGTCAGCGCCGCCTGCACCGGCCAGCTCGGCACGGCTCATGCAGCCGTAGAAAACCTTCTTGTCAGCAGCGCTCGGTTCGCGGAAAACATGAACCAGTTTATAAATTTCGCCATGGGCGCGCACCTTGAGGGTGATCTCGACCTCTCCCCCGGAGCGTGAAAGGGGAAAAAGCTTGTTATTGCTCATCGTGCCAAATACTCCTTTTCGATTGCATGTGTTCAAAGCAATTCAAGCTTAGCCCGTCGGGAAATATCCGCTCACTGACCCCTCGACGGTCTTGACCGAAAGCGGCCCTCCCGTGGCCTCGTGCCAGGCGCCCTGGATGTCGAGTTCCAGATGAAGCAATCCGTCGTCGTAGCCGTAATCCAGCCTGGTGCAGACTGCCTGGGGCACAGTGATCTCGATCTCGTCGAAATCATCCGGGGATGTGCCGGATATTTTTTCGCCCAGGCAGGAAATGATCATCTCGCTTGCAGTGCCCTCCTGCTGGGCAATGCGGAAATCGGCCAGGTCGCCGCTTTCGGCAAGCATGGTCAGCCCGAGAGCCAGGTTGCGCTCCGGGGTGTAGGGCCACACGCAAGGATAGATCCTCTCCGCCTCGGCAGCCGCCTTGCGCCAGGCCAGCCCGGTGTTGATACCGGATTCGAGAGTGAGTTCGAAAGAGCGAAGCTGCGCTCTTTTGCCTGAATCACCGCCGATACTGAAAGTGCCTGCATAGTTGTAGAGATAGCGCAGCGGGCTCGCCTCGGGCCAGCTATAGCCGCTGAGCGTTCCCCCGATCCTGGAGGCCAGAAATGACCCTCCGGCTTCACATCTGTTCGATCCCTCCCCGCGCAGAGTGAGGCTCGCACAGGCGATATCCTGAAGGTAGTAGTCGTTGCCGTCCTCCTGCACGGCGAAAGTGGTTACATAGGCCTCCGGCCGCGTGCCGAGAGACTGGAACCGGGAGGTATGCTCGTATGCCCCGCTGCCCAACTGCTGACTGCTGTCGTAGGAAAAGAGCAGGGCCAGCAGATAGCCAATAAAATCCACGGGGAGCGGCTGCACGGGAATCTCGAACCGCACGTACTGCCGGATTCGGCCTCGCTGGGTTTCCCAGTCGTGACCCGTGCCGATCATTCCACGGTCCGTCCAGTGCTCGGCAGACTCGTCGATAACAATGGGCTCCTGAAGTTTGAGAAACCTGGTCAGGTCTGCATTGGACAGCGGGGACCCGAAAGAATCCTGCTTTTCAACCGACCAGGCGATCTTGCTCGCAGTTCGCTGCACTGGTGCCATAATTCACCTCAAAGATTTTTCTTGATGATCCGGCCTTAGTATCTCCGAACAAGAGCGAGTCAGCACAACCAGCCGGTAGTTCATACTATATTTTTATGCTCAAACAGTTTATTGTGGGAATGTCGCACTGTTAAACCTGCTGGCGGACCTGCCAGGTTGCCACAGTCATCCTGTAAACTGCAAGCCCTTCCTTCTCGGCTTCCTCATCCTTTTCGCAGGATTCTACTGTGATCGGAGCCAGGCCGGACAGAGCCAGATCGTTGCCCATCAGCGCATCGCGGATGCTGTCGATCAGGCCGTAGGTATTCTCAACGCTGAAACGCCTACCGCGAAAATCCTCGGCGACCAGGGTCAGCCTGAAAGTAAGGTGCTCCTCGGCAAGGCTGCTGTCCGAATTGAGTTCTGAATAATGCGACCGGGTGAGCGCCACTCCGACAAAGGGGAGGTTGCGTCCAAGCTCGACAAACTCCTTGAGCGACCCGGCGAAAGTAGCCACGGTTTCCGCATTCAGGCTATCGACTGCCGAGGCCAGCCTGTTGATTATCGCATCGGAAACGGTCTTGATTGATGAAGCCAAGACTGCCTCCCCGGATTAAAAAGTTCGAGAGCTTCCAATACATTACTTAAAAATCATGCTCCGGAGCCAGCGGCGAGTTTCAAGCCCCTCTTTCCCATCGGCCTTTTCCAATGGCGAGCCTGGTTTCCAAGCCACCTGCACACACCTTCATCCGCCACTTCCCGGCAGGCCCGCTTTCGCCCCGCCGCCGGCTCCTGGATTAACGATAAATCAGAGCTTTTTCAGCCTGTCTTCAGTATAGACCCGGTCCTGTTCTTCCGCATCCGTGCGGTAGGAGCGCTCGGTGTGGCTCGCAACGCTTCCGGAATCATCGAGCCCCAGGCTGTGCTCGCCCTTCGAGGCAGCTTTGAACTCGGCCTTGCAGTCCTCGTACACGCTGCGCCAGGTGTCGGTTACCGCCCTGCGCCGCAAATAGAGGTTATAGACAGCGAGAGTTGCGCTGATCCGGTTTATCTCGTCCGGAACCGGGTCGTATCCCCGCAGCCCGGGCCAGCGCCCGAGAAGGTAGCTGTCGATCTGTGCGTCTGCGCTCTCGATAGCCTCTTCGGCCACAGAGGTCACGCTCTCGCTCCCGATCGTTGCATCCGGATCGGTGGTGCAGAGCCGCACCAGTTCCTGGGCGTCTATCCAGCGGGTCAGGTCTGTAATCGCAGAGTAAGCCATCTTTACCTCGGGCGTTGACAAGAGTACTAAAAGTTAGATGCATTTCAGCATAGCCGTGCATTGAATCCCCGACTTAACTCGATTTGCCCTTCTCTGTGCGGGTTCCGGTAGCCATGCTCCTGCGGCGAGGTTTTAAAGCAGTGCAAAGGCCGCGCTCGATACCGCTTCGGGCGATCTCTTCCGGCAGCTCCACGGTTTTGCCCACCTGCGGCAGACGCCCTGCGCAAAGCCAGGGCTTGAGGATTCTAACCTTCATCACTCCCCCCGGTTCATCAGCTCGAGTAAGCCCCGGTGATCAGAAACCCGCAGTCAGGGCTGACTACTTCCTCTGTCTGCTCGATCAGGCCTTCCACTACAGTGGCGTGCTTACCCTCGTCACGGTAACGATAGGCAGCCACGTCCAGAGAGCCGGAAATCGGGCGGCGGAACTGGTATGCCAGCGAGATAGAGCGCTTGCTCGGTGCCGTGCGCTCGACATAGCAAACCAGCACGCTGTTGTCATCCCAGAGGAAATCGAAATCAGCACTGCCCACTCCGGGCGCCGCCTCATCGCACAGCGAAAGAGGAATCACCACCTCCAGGCCGAACAGCCTGGGCGGCAGCTCGCCGTTGACCAGCAGGGTCGAGTCAGTGTGTTTGACCAGATCGCGGATTTTTTCATCCTTCTTGGCTTCCACTGCAATATGGGGCGGAATCACTATCGTGTTAGGCTCCACTCCGGCTTTCTTGCGCACGCTAAGCTTGGCTCCGTCGATATCGCCCTCGATATCGACACCGCTGGCTGCATTCCAAGCCGCGGTCGCCGCTGCGTTATTGGTGATCACGCTGGTGGACATGACCATGGAGACCACTCTCAGCTCGATCGGCAGACGCAGTTTCCTGATGATCAGGGCGATAGCGTCACGTTCCGGGTCCACCACTGCGCGGTCGGCGTTGTCCATCTCCTCATCGGCGATCAGCTCCCTGAGGCCGTACTGCTTGCAGGCGTAGTTGGCCGAACTGTATGAGCGGCGGATCTCGTTGGATTCGGTCAGCGGCGCGCGCAAGGCGTCGTAGTCGTTGCGCAGGGCCTCGATGTTGCTGAACTTGTAGTACTTGCCTGTGGTGGTCGGCACATGGACCACCGGGGCAAGCCTGTCCGCCACAAACGGTCCGCCCAGGCCCATGTTTTCCACAGCGAACTGGGTCAGGGTCCGGTTGAGATTCTGAGTCGAATATCTGTCTGCCATCTTTATCTCCCGAATTCAAATTCTCACCGGCTGCCAGCGACAGCCGATATATTAATTCAAGTAGCCAGATCCAAAATCAAGGTGCCGGATTATCCACGCGTACCGGCCAGACCACGACCGGGATCAGCTGATCCTCTGCGGCTGAATCGCGCAGCGCATAGCCGACAAAATACTGCACTGTTCCCTGGCTGGCGGCTGCGGCTGTAGTAACCTTGCCGTCGGCGTCACTGACCAGCCAGTCTCCCTCGCTGATATTCCCGTCAGCAGCAAGAGCCAGCACTGTGCTTCCCCCCTGGGCGACCCGTACATCCTTGCCTGCATAACCGGTCTCAGTGGTAATACCCGCGAACTTGGCCGCGTTGGCCCCGGAGGCGTTTACCACTCCGCTATTCAGTACCACGCAGGCACCTCGGGGGATATCACTGCTACCGACAGTGAAAGTGTCGGTATTGTTAAGTCTTTCTCTGAGTTTAATCGTCATTTCCCTTCACTCCGTTTTGTGTTGAAAATCTCTCCTGTTGCTGAGGGGGACCTTTAGACACATCTCAGGCCTGAGCGGCCTTTTCCCGGCGCACCCGTTTGATCGCCTCCTCGAAAGTGAGCCCCGGGTTGGCGGAGATCAGCTCTAGTGCGGCATCGTGTTCCGGGTCCTCGGGAAAACCGCTGAACTCGGCTCTCCTGCGGGCGATCTCGTCCACAGCCTGCGGATTGTCCCCGGGTGAAGAAAGCTCCTGGAAAAGAGCCAGCCGCTGCCGCTGGGACACCTCTTCGAGTATGGCGTTGCGCCCGGTCTGATCCAGGCGGGAGCCGAGCCGGTAGTAGCCTTTGAGCTCCGCAGGCGTCAGCCGCCCGTCTTTCGCGGCTTGCTCCAGGGCCGAGGCGAAGCTGGCAAGCCCGGCCTCCTGGTTTCTCATCTGGAGAGCTTTCTCCAGCTCTGCCAGGCGTGCTTCAGCGTCCAAACGCGCTTCTTTCTCCCGCTCGAGCTCCTCTTTCAACTCGGCCAGTTCTGCAGCAGCATTGTCGTTCTCCGTTGCGGAACTTTTCTGCTGATTCTCATCTCTCGCAGTCTGGATAAAAATCTCTTTCAGCGCATGGATCGCCCGTTCGGCAATCGTTCTGTCATCCATCCTCACCTCTCCTGTTCTTGGAAGCGCTTCGGTTAGATTCATCTCTCCGGAGCCGATCAGGATTGCTCGCTGCCCGGCCCGTTCCGTCATCACTGAAGGCTCCGGCGAAAGTCCCTTGACTGCCGGCGGGGCAGCCCCGAGAAAGCTGACCGCACCCAGGTAAGCCCTGCCGGTTGTTTCGAACGGCTTGTACATCTCGATCGAGCGGCTGCGGTAGGCTCCGCTGCGCAGCCACTGGCGCAGGCTTTCGGACAGGTCTGCAAACCGAGCCTGCAGCCTGTCGCCGAGCACACGAAGTGCGGCCACCCAGCCGTGCGCAGGGCCCTCCCGGCGATGCTCCACCGTGACCGGGGCTTCCTGGACCTGTGGATCATAGTCGGCGGCCATAGTGTACAGGTCCTCAGGGGTGATCTCGATCCGCGTGGGCGCCCCGGCGATCGTTCCCTTCCACAGGCCGGCTCTGGCGACATCCCACCATCCGTCAATCTGCTCGTCTGTCAGTCTGCTGTTTTTCATAAGCCTTTAATCCTCTTTGCCCGGTTCTGTACTATAATTTTCATATTCGTTCTTTTCGGGCCCTCCTGCACCCAAGCCGGTCTTTCCTTCCAGCGGCTCGTCATCCACATGGGGAGCCGGGAAGCCGATCTGCTCACGCAGCCATGACTGGCCGACATCCAGGCCCAAATCGTTCACAGCCACAGAGACTGCCTGAAGGTACGATTCAAGGTCCTTGTCTTCCTCGTAAGCGATACGGAAACGCGGATACCGGCCGGGCGGCAGCGGACCGAAATTAATCTCGATCAGAGTGCGGATCACCCCGTCAATCTGCTCCTGCTGCCAGAGGGAGTCGTCCTCGATAATGTTCTGCAGGCCCTTGTTCTGGAACTTGGCCAGGGCGTAAGTACCGCTTTCGCTTTCAGTAGAGAGGGTCTGGCCGAGAATCGCCTTGGCATACTGTCGGTCGACGTACTCGGAGATGATGAAACGGAAAAGATCGGTTACTCCCTGCCGTGCGATTTCATTGACCTGAAATTCGGTACCCTCCGGACCGATGCCGACCGCGTTGCTATGCATAAGTTTAAGTACTTCCAGCAGTGCATCCTGCTCGACAGCCGACAAGCCCCTTGGGTAATTGGCCCAGAGATAGGGCGCGCCGAACTTCTCCACGAAACGGACCAGCTCCTTGATCGCATTGTTCTTGAAAAACCACAGCGGGTAAAGCTCGCGCAGAAGACCCTGTCCGAACGGGCTTTCATCCGAGCCCCAGGTATTGACCACGAACTTCTCGCGCGGCATCACTTTCTCATCTCCGGGTCCGTTGCCCAGCAGAACCAGTCTGCCGTGTTCATCGAAACGGAAACGCTCAGGGTCCCGGGTCCGGAAGCAGGCGATTCCCACCGTGCCGTCGAAGCGGCGGGTGAACATTATCTCGGCCGGTGCATAACCATGGCTGACACCGCGGAAAAACCGCGTGCGGCTCAGATGAAAATTTTCCACACCCTCAATCACCTCTTTCACCCAGGCAGTTCGTTCGTGATCCTCACGTGTTTCACCGCCCGGAATGATCCGCCAGCCCTGGGCCATCACGTTTAGAGCGCGCTGCCTGAAACACATCGCAAGCTGGGCGTCCTTGCGCAGCATCTCGCTGTAGAGCCGCAAGCCCTCGTCGGAGTGATCGACCAGGGTGCGGTCGGGATTTTCCAGGTAACGCCCGAAAAGGCGATTGAACTTTTCAGCGGCCGGGCTGGAGAGCTCGCGTCCAAGCCGGATGTTAAGCGTAGCCTTTCCGGGTCTTCTCCTTCTTCTTCTGTTGCCGTTTGTAGCCATCACCCGAATACCTTTTTTAGATGTTCCTTGCCCGTTCGGGGCCGGTCAAAGCGGAACCGCTCCGGCCCGGCAACTTTTTCCATGAGCTGTACCGCCATTTCCAGGGCGTCCGGGCCGTCATCATGACCGGCCAGAGGAAAGAAGCGCAGCTCGTCCAGAAGCGTTTTGTGTTTTTTCTGAAAGCGAAGCCTGCCGCTTTTGACCAGCGGCTGAAGGCGCTGGATGCGCAGCTTCTTGTCTTTTGTCTGCTTGAGGCCTCTCACCGGCGGATAAATCCCCCGTCTGGCAGCCTCTTTTTCCAGAGTCTCCTTGAAAAATTCCTGGAACTGGACTGTTTCCACTCCGATTACACAGGGCCGCCGCCTGGCATAAAGCTCCAGCGTATCCTCGATTATTGCATCCGGGCTCCTGCGCTGGATGTCAGCCTCCAGCACGTAGAGCGCACCGTTTTCGTCCCGGCCCAGGCATACTATGGCCGAGGGGTCGCCGTGACGGCCCTTGCCGCCCAGGGAGGGATCCACCGCAGCCACCAGAGTAAGGCGCTCAAGATTGATCTCCTCCTCCTCGAACCAGTTGAACCATTCCGCCTGGAAAAGTGCCTCCCGCGGGTTCACCGGCTCGTTCTGGATCTCGCTGTCGAAACTCGCCGGGCCCTCAGCCACACGCAGTTTCATCAGGTCGTAGTAGCTTCGGTGCGCCGGCCAGATCACCCGGGTACCTGCTGTCATCCGTTTACTGTGCCGGGCAAAAAAGGCGTCGGCTCTCGCGGTGCGTTCTTTCTCGGGTATGGACATATCCGTGTATAACCTTTCCCATTCCTCCCAGAGAGCAGTTTCCGCGCTCCATCTGAGCACTCCCTGGTACTTGCGGCTGGCGAAAGCCGGGTTGGCAAGCAGCCTTGAAAGCAGGCTTTCGTAATGCAGGATCGTTCCGATCACCACAATATCAGCTCTTTTGCTCGCCGTCTTGCTGAAAGCCTTGAAAAACCAGTCTGCAATCTTCTGCCGTTGCTCCACAGTCTGGCTGTTTCTGTCGTTTTCCAGATCATCGCCGATCAGCAGGTCCGGCCGGAACTGGCGGTGGCGCAGGCCGCGGATGTTACCTCCGGTGCCGCGCGCGGTGAGTTTCACTCCGCCGTTGGTAATGATCTCGCTCTTGGTCCAGAGCGGGCCGGCCCCTGTGAGCCCGCCGAAACTCTCCCGGAGTCTTTCGTTATCCTCCAGTTCGATCTTGATATCGCCGAGATGCCGCTCCGCCTGGGTGGCCGTGTCACTGGCGATCAGGATGTAGCGCTTGCCGGCGGTTTCCGGGTAACAGATACACCACAGCGGCAGGAAAAGAGTGGCGATAGTGCTTTTGGCGCTCTCCCGGGGGGCGGCAACTGCGATACGGTGGCCTCGCTCTCTGTCAAGAACAGCGTCGGTGAGCAGAGCATACATCTCGAGATGGAAATCACTCGGTTGCTCCCTGTGGTAGTGGTCAAAATATTTTTCGGCGAATATTCCAATATCCAGCCTTCCCAGCTCCCGGTCACGCTGAGCAGGCGGCTTCAGCCTCCCGATATCCTTTAACAGCTTTTCGACGCTCTTCTGGACTGAGCGCCTCGATCTCCTGCCTGATCCTCTCGCATGACCTGCTCTGCTCATCTGTATCGCTTCTTACTCCCACTTTTGCCGGACCTTTTCCGTAAGCGTAACCGTAAACCGTTTTCATCCTGAAAAGCAGGGCCTGCCGGTCACCCTCGCTCACCTTTACCTCAAGCCGTCTCTCGTCTTTTGCCAGTCCTAAAGCCTCGCTCTTTTCCACCAGCATGGCGAATTTTTCATCCCTGGCAAATTTCCGCTCCAGTTCAGCGAAAGTTATTCCTGCCCAGCCGCAGGCTCCCTTGCGGGTTCCCCCTCTGCGCAGATGCCTGAGCAGCCGGTGCAGTTCACTGAATGTGAAATCGGGTATCTGCTGGCTCATCAACTCATCCTTTTCATCTGCCTCACAGACAGAGAACACAATCTCCTCATCCTTTCTCGCGGACACTCAGAGGCGTGCAGCCACGGCCAGAGCGATCACCGCCAACGCGGCCAGCACTCCGCCGACTCCGCCCCAGACACCTGCCTTGACCTCCAACCGTGCCACAGCGGGTATCAGCTCATCGAGCTTTTCCAGCAGGTGCTGCTGGCCTTCGTAAATTTCCTCTGCGCGATGCTCCAGGGAATCGACCCTTGCCTCCACGCGCGCCAGCTCCACCTCCTTGTGGCAGATCTTGCAGAAGCTTTCGCTTTTTCTCTCGTTCAT